GTTGCTCATCAGTAGGTTGAGCTACACCTGACACATTCCATGCCTTGATGTAAGGTCCCTGACCGTTCGAGTCATCCTGAAGCAAAACGTCCGTCATGAAGTCTACATTTGCCACGCCGTTGTTAGCGCAGTAAGTTCTGACTTTGCTTGATAGTGATGCCATAGTTTTCTCCTTTGTTATATTTATATATTATTCCGGTGGATTATCAATAACTGTGTTTCCTTCTGAAATCCACTGTTGAATTGCTTTGTAATCTGTGTTTGCTTCGTTATTTGGTACAAATGATATTTTACCATCATCATAAGTAACCTTATAATTTTTAAAATTATTTTCCCAATTATATATTTTTTCTACTGTATTAATCATAATTCTGCTGCTGCCTCAAAGTGAATATCAATAGAACCAGCATTAGCTGTTCCTGTTGATTCTAAATTAAAACCTTTTTCAATTGTATCTATAACTGAACAGTTTTGATTATCTGTTCTTGAAGTTCCACCATTAAGTCTAGAACAAACTCCAGAATTACCAGCTTTATCATAAATAGTTACAGTTGGTGCTGCTCTCATAGCTACTTTTAAATCTATATCTCCATATAAATATCCAGTTGTTAATCCACCAGCAGAACCATCTGTTGTGTGCAATCCATTTGTAGTATTTGTTCCAGGTGTTGTACCAAGTGAATAACTTTTTTGATAATATCTTAAACATCTATTTTTATTTACATCATGTGGCAAGAACTCAAAATCAGATGCTGCTGTTCCAGCTTCTAATTGTAATCCTGTAATGTACCATTCGTTTGATGTGCTATCTCCAAGATTGACTTGACCAACTGCTCTGTTTGCAGATACTTGAGAACCCCAGTCTGTTTGTAAAGTTCCAGATGTATTACTGCTTCCAGCAGCTAACCATAAATTTAATTCTAAACTAGCTCCATTGTCATTGCTTAAGCCACCTGATGTATCTCCAGGATAAGTTATGGTTTTCTTTTCCCAAGTGTTAGCAGATGAGATTGTGTAAGATTTTGAGATATTTCTAGTGTTATCTGTATCTCTAAATTCAGCAATATAAGTTCCTGTTTTTGCAGACTTAACCCAAAAAGATAATGTTAAACTTTCAGCAGTTGATCTACCTTTATTTAGATATA